ACTTGGAAAAACGGCGCCATTGCAACGGCCTATTCGGCAGAGGAGGGGGACCGCCTCCGAGGCCCTCAATTCGACGCAGCGGCCTGCGATGAGTTGGCCGCGTGGACCGATTTAGACGCATGGGACAACCTGCAATTCGGCCTGCGACTCGGAAAGAATCCCCGCTGCGTTGTCGCGACCACGCCGAGGCCCGTCAAGATTCTCCGCGACTTGATCGCAAGAGAGGGCGGCGACGTTGTTATCACCCGCGGCAGCACATTCGAGAATCGAGACAATCTGGCGCCATCCTTCATCCAGCAGATCACCGCACGGTATGGGGGCACCAGGTTAGGCCGGCAGGAATTGAATGGTGAGATGCTTGAGGACGTTCCGGGTGCGCTTTGGACTCGCGAAGTAATCGAAGCATCGCGCGTTACCTCCGCACCCGCCCACCAGCAGCGCGTTGTGATTGCCGTCGATCCCGCAGGATCTAACGCGGAGGGAAGCGACGAAACCGGAATTATCGCCGCAGCGCTTGGAGCCGATGGCGAGGGCTATGTGATTGCCGACCTGTCAGGCCGCTACGCCCCGACTGATTGGGCACGGCGGGCAATCGCTGCATATCACTCGCTCAAAGCGGACAAGATTGTAGTTGAGCGGAACTACGGCGGAGACATGGCAAAGGCGACGCTGTCGAGCATTGACGCGGGAGTGCCGATCAAGGACGTGTCGAGTTCACGCGGCAAAGTTCTTCGCGCCGAGCCGATTTCCAGCCTATTCGAGCAAAAGCGCGCGCACCTGGTTGGGGGGTATCCCGAGCTGGAGGATCAAATGGCGGCGTTCACGTCGGATTGGGACCGCTCTCGCGATGGGTCGCCGGATCGCGTTGATGCCATGGTGTTTGCGCTGACCGAACTGCTTTGCGGCTTGCCGGTTGGCGGATTCTTCCGCGAGCGCAGCTTGCTAGTGAATGGCGAGTCGGTCGATATGCCCTCGGTTTGCACGGGCTGCATGGCCGTGATCGGGACGCCCTTGAAGACAGGCCCCGGTCGCGATTCGATAGGCGTCGTCTATCTCGCCCGCACATTTGAAGAGCCGTCTTTGATCGTACTCGATTGGGACATTCATCAGATCGATGGCGATTCGCTCGAGGGATGGCTACCGGCCGTGTCGGATCGTCTCGCCGCCTTGCGGACAGAGACCCGTGCAAGAACGCACCGCGGCGGTATGTGGATCGAAGAGAGTCCCATCGGCTCCGCACTTCTCGCTCAAGCGACGGAGCGACGTTTGGATGCGCACATCGTTGGCAAGTACGTCAAATTGGCACCCGACATCGTTACGCGAGCGAATGCTGCCGGCCGGTTTATCTCGCCTGGCAAGCGGTGCAAGCTGTCGCGGTTCGCGCATGAGAAAGTCTCGTTATTCCGCGGCGTGACAAGAAACCATTTGTTGGCGCAGTTTCTCGGATTCGGAGCAAGTGAAACACCGGATGATTCATCAGAGCTATTGAGCGCGCTCTGTGTTGCGACTGTTCTCGCATTCGGCGGCGCCGACGATGTGCAGAAAAACAAAGCGGAAGGCGAAGAGCGATGAATATGTTGCCACCGTGGCAATTTATTAATCACAAGTATGCTGGTTGAATACCCAACATGAAATCGAAATTGAAGTCCGAGTTCTCCCGAGTCTGCGTAACCGTACCGTCCGACGTGATCGCGCTGATCGATTCGAAAGCGCGGCAAGAGTCGCGCAGCCGCAGCGCGCAGATCGCCCACGTTCTCAAGGGAGTGGTCTGCAGTTCCACCAAGACGAAACCAGCCAATGAGGTAACACGATGAGCAGTAATGAAATGCAGCGGGCGCAAATCGCCGCCGATGAGATGAATCAAGAATTTCTCGGAGTGGGCGGGCCACGACCGTTTGCCGGGGAGACTCCGGCCGCTTACGTGGCCCGGGCTCTTGAACCTTTCCAGCGTCATAGCGACCGGTGGAAGAATGTGAAGCTTGCCGGTCAGACGCTCGATGTCCTGTCGATCGCTCAGGCGCAAATACGTGCAGACACCGCGGCATATTCGGCAAGCCCCGCGTCCGTCCCGCGAGGCACGTTGAGAGAAGTCATCTCGACCGATCGCACCGGCCGGCGCATCAGCAATTTCATCGGCGATCGGAATGCGTGCTGGGCCGAGTTCACAAATCCTCCGCTACGGATCACTGGTTGGAATCGAATTGAGCCGCGGCACCCGGCCGAGCCGTCTCGGGGGGGGCGTTCACGGTGATTGCCACGTTGCGAAAAGTGCTACGCCTCGTCGATCAGGCGAGTGAACCCGCCGGCCCACCCACATTGCGCGCGCAACTGCAGGCCGCGATCGGGGAACGTGGCCTGGCGGCTCAGGCGCTTGAGGCCGCACGCGCCCACATTGAGCGGGTCCGCAGTGTCATTGCTGCCGCAGAGCCGGCCGCGAAGGAGGCGGCACTGGTGGAGAAGGCGGCCGAGGATCGAGCCCGCGAGTGGGCACTGTCCGGCGCGCTCTCCGCGCCGGCAGATTTGGCTCAATTGAATGCTGCTGCGGATTCGCAGCGCACCGCCTACGCAGCCCAGCGCCGCGCGGCAGGGGCCGAGGAGGCACTACCCACGCTTCGCGAGGCTGAGGAAGATGCACGGGTAGCACTCGAAAACGTCAACGACCGTATTCGCGAACTAATCGCACAAGTCATGATCGAAGAACTGGCGCCGGAGATTGCCGAGGTAGCCGCGCTGCGCAGCCGCCTTGTCGAAGTTGCAGAAAACGTAGTCTCGCTCCAAACCGTGTTCCGCTCTATCTGGGGAGAGGCGCACCCGTACCACAAGCTCGGAAGCAGATCGGCATTCGAGGAATTGCATCGACAGCTCGGTCAGCTTCTTGTTGAACCGCCGAATTATGGCGACCTCTAAGAACATTCAAATCGTTGGGCCGCGCTCGGCGCGCGTCTTGCGAACGATCCCGACGCAACCATGGAATTAGCTTGATTGGTGCATCGTGCCAAAGCGGGGATCAGACGGACAGTGCCCCGCGATCAGCCAAGAAAACCCCGTCAACCGGCGGTGGCAACTTCCTTTATCTCGATGCCGCGCGGCCGGTAACTATTAGAAGGCGCGAAGATGGTGGCGAAATCGATCATGGAAAAATCCGACCGCGCGCAGTGGTGTATGGCACTCATTGCCGTCGTCGCAATGGTCGGCCGGGTGTTGATGCCGTCGGGATTCGCAAATATGGTGTTTCAAATGGGTGCGTGACCTTTCTGCCGCCTGCCAGCAGCGTCCGGGACGGCGCTGCGCAGTCTTGTCAATGTACCGCAATCAACCCTTGGGAGTGACGCATGAGTGATCGAGGAAGTCTCAGCGCGGGCGCGGAGGTCATATGATCTTGGTCAATATCAAACTAGCCAAGCCTATTTTGGTGACAGCCAATTTAGTGTTTCCCAGTATTCGGAACTTCGATGCCAATGACGGAAGCTACGGCGATCTGTCCGTGGGGATCTCCCATAAAACTACGCAAGAACCGCGCGGTATTCTCGGCGGCCCCGCCGAGGGCCAGTTGGATGGAACTGACGAACTTACATCGCTCGACGGCTAACAGTCCGCCAGCATAGCAAATCGTGCAATCCACAAAAGTGCAGTCAATATATTCATTGCCTTCGATCATGATTCGCTCCGCAGTAAAAGGCTTATTCTCGTAACGCATACGATCGGTCCTTGCCAGTTCAATGAAAAATCCGACATACGCCCTGGATATTCAGCTTGAATCGGACGATACGCTCGCGATGCTGCATGAACTATCAGCTATGCTCATCGAAAAATCGCTCGATTTCCGCAATCTTTCGCCTGAACTCATCCGTCTTGAGCTCGATACGCGCGCTACATCCGCAGATGTAATGGTCATGCGTCTTGAGCCAACCGATCGTCTCACGGAACTCCTTTCCGCAGGCTGGGCAGGGGATATCGATAGGCTCTTGGTCGAGAAGGCCTGGCATGTTAGGCAGGCGAATGGAGGGTGAGTGGCAATGCGTTCATCACTTGACGTCAGCGCCAGTCTCATACTTTGCGCACGCCTCTAGCGCCACGTATGTGGCGGGAAATGGCGGGTGCTGACACTTGTCGATAATAGCTTGGGTGATGTTTGGGAATTCGTGGCCGGGTACCAGCCGTTGCCATGCATGCAATTCCTGACTTCGGCAGAGGGTTTCGCGTCGCGAGTCGCCCCGCGCATACTGTTTGCAAGAATTATCGATATGGTCAGCGGCTGCGGGATTGATGCTGCGCATGGGCGTTAGGTCATCGACCGTTTTGATCGTGGACGGAGGTTGCGTGTCTTCGATCGGCGCTGCCCCAGAAATAGCGGTAATTTGTGCCTGTGTGGCCTGAGCGGAGGCCGGATCTGAGTCTTGTGCTGGCGGAGACGATTCAGCATCTTCCGGCGCGGGAGAAATTTCAGGTGCTGCGTCGGCAACAGGTTCATTCGTAGCATCATGAGCTACATCGGGCATCGGGGCAGTTGAATCCATGAGACGAGAGAACCTAAATATAAATTCCGGCTCGCGTAGTTTGCCGCGCAGGGTGAGGCTCGTTTCATCGATACATCCCGCCTCTTCATCTCGCAGAAACTCGCCAGAGAATTGGACGGGTTGGCCTACGGTCATTGCGGACGCGGCAACAAACACGGCACTGCCGGGATCGAGCAGCGTATTGCTTGAGAAATCGGATAGCGCATTGTTGTATGTTCGCACGTAAATGTTATCGGCTATTCGGATCTCTAAGACGCCTTTGCCATCACTATTGGAATTGATGTCTTTCATTGTACCGATCCAGTTTGTGACCGAGAGTGACGCCAGCAGCTTGCATAGCGCGTGATCCCTCTTGGCTTTGATGCCGCCGCGCTGCATGTCATTGCTGGCGGTGCGCGATTGGTCTTGGGCGTCGCTGACAATGCGGACAAAATTCGCCTCATCGCGCGGCAACGGATGGGGAGGCGCCATGTCGTTAAGGTTCGGAAGGCCCGCATTCCCCTCTAACGTGGCGAGGTTATCGTTTGGGGTTTCGGAATTCGTGCGCACGACATTCGAAGGGGATGCCAGGAACCCAACGAACTTCACGAGTCCCACAAACATTGCGATGCCGATAAAGAGCGACGCCACGGGCCCGAACCTTCTCCGCCAGAAATACACATGCGGCATTTCCAATGCCGAACCGCAGTGCTTGCACTTGATC